ACTGTGTGACTGGAGTTCAGACGTGTGCTCTTCCGATCTGAGCCGATGTGCGGCTCCATGTCTGCATAGTAAATGTCTCCTCTGAGGTATTTCCAGTCTTTTGGTATGATAGCGATCAGACCTCCTATCCTTCTATATGTAGCAAGAGCCGCCCGTTTATGGCAGGCGGCTCTTGCAGGAAAAAGGAGTATGCCTAGAAAGGCGAGAATGTCACTGCTTAATAGGAAGGCTCCTAGAGCGGCTGGAGCCGTTGTAGGTGCGAAGAATCAGCATCATATACTTGTAGCTGACGGTGCCGCTCATGGCCTTTTCGTCACGCACCAGTGTCATGGGGTGGATGGTTTGCAGACGCTTCACCAGACGCTCCGGGTCGTACTCGCCCTGATAGAGCGCCACAAAGCGAACCATGCCCCGCAGGATGCCGGAGCGGAGCGAATCCGGGTCGCCCTCCCAACCACGCGCCAGCATGGTCAGGGCTTCTTTGTAGAGGTCTGCGCCATAGGTCTTGTACTCCTTAAATGCCGTGCGGATACAGATGATCTTCCACGGCGCGCGATAGGCGTCCAGACCAAGCTGCAGACCGGTGCTTTCGGTGGCATTCAGGAATGCGATGGATTGTGCATCCTTGCCGACCAGTGCAGCGCGAAGTTCTGCACCAGCAGTCAGAGGTCGGGAAACGCCGGTCTGTTTGGAAAAGAGGATAGCTTCCTCCTCTTTCGTCAGCCCGGTGTACACCTTGCAGATGATGGGGAGATCAGCACCGCCGTTCATGGTTTTCCGTGTCACAATGGTGTGCTGGCCATCGAACACAAAGTAATGCCCGTCCCGGTAGCTGACCTTGGGCGGGTTGGCGATCAGTTCAGTGAACTCAGCCGACATCTTCTCAACGTTCGGGATGCTCAGACCCCGCTGGTAGTCGGCAGGGATTTCGAGGAAAGCACTGTTGATGACCTTTTCCTCGTAAGGGCGCTGGGCAAACAGGGCTTCGATGACTCTCTCATCAGTGATTTCAGGGGAGATCTCAGGCATGGTGCTGGTGCGGTTCATATTGTTCATAGCGTATCCTCCAATTTTTGCAGATAGTCTTTGATCTTCCGAATATTCCGTTTGACGACATTACGGTTTTCTGTGTCGGTCAGAATGTCGGGATAATCCCGAAAAACGCTTTCCCAGCGGCGTATCATAGCGTTGACAGCACCCGACACCTCGCAAAGCATCGCGGCTCCATCGGCAAGTTGCTTGGCATGGTAGCGATTGTTTGCAATTTCAAGAATCTGCTGACGGTCAACTTTCAACGGTTCATTCTCCTTTTGTGGAAAAAGCGGCTCGGACAGAGCGGGAGCAGACGTTGGTTCTTCGTCAAGAGCTTCTTCATCGGATGTACTGGCTTCGGGCAACGGTGCAACTACGGCTGGGGGAGTTTTCTGCTTTTGTGCAGGCAGCTTTGGTGGCTTCGGTTTGCAGATCTCAGCCACCAGTGCAGGACGTTCTTCGGGAGGGGCACGGGCAACAGATGCAATCTCGGAGGCGGTCGGTTTGACTTCGCCGGAAAGCACTTTCTGCCGTGTACCGGGAACGGCTTCTTCGGCAGCATCTACGCCTTTGGCAAATTCTTCGGCTCGAATAACGGTATTCTTACTAACGCCGTTTTCTACCGCAATTCGCTTGCATGTTTTGGGGTTCTCGATCAAGTTCCCATTTTGGGAACTTGATTTTGCAGATGAACTTTTTCGATCTCCACCATGAATAGCCTTTTCAGCATCATATTGCTTTCCGATAAGGTACTTCTTCTGTTCCGGGGTGAGGTTGCGCCGCCCCAGCTGGTTTTTGCAGATCCAGATGATTGCTTCATAGCGGCTTGCAAACTCTTTCTCGTGAACAGTGAAAGGGATCTCCGGGTGCTTCTTGGCGATGGTGTAGCGGTTGTGACCGTCCACGATCAAGCCCCGCCATACGATGATGGGATTGATGATGCGGCCATCTCGCAGGATGTTGGCTTCGAGCTGGTTTAGTTCTTCAAAGGTAAGCGGCGGGATCTTGCCCTGAAACTCCGGGTCGATCTTAAGCGCAGATAAGTTCATCATCGAACCGGCCTTTCTTCGTATAGGTGGATTTCGGGCTGGTGGGCTGGATGTAGTAATCGTAGCCGAAGTTGGTCTGACAGTAGGTGCAAGGCTCCTTGGTGAGCTGATAGGGGTCTGCACGGCGGACGCGAATGCCACGAGTGTTCCGGAAGGCATTCAGGCAGCGGGGGCAGAGGGTGGTCAGGGTCGATTCGTCAGTCTTGTGGGTAAATGTACGGCTCATAATCAATACCTCCGTGTCATCAGAATGAATATTCGGTATGGAAAAAGCCCACTGCCTAGATTCAGAAGAATCCCGGTGGTGGGCTTTGAAGTTTTGCTTTAAGTTTTTCCAACCTATTTGTCCTCGACCCCCGTTGGATTTGGAATGCACCTCGGTAAGTGGGGACTTGCACCCACACTCCACATTGGCTTCTTCAGCCACCCCGTCTTCGTTATGACCGGGCCGCGAGTTACGGAAGTTTCATTATTTTGTCCGAGGGAATGATATTCAGTTTTCAAGGTACGCTTTATAGCTTCGGGCTTCTCCCCGTCTGGGGTGTTGCCCTTGCTGTGACCATAGTTTATCGTAGAATCGACTGCTTTTTAAGGAACTGGTAGTTCCGATTTTGCGATGTTTTTGAAAATTTTTTGGCCAAAAATCGGAACTGCCAGTTCCGGTTTTTCGTAGGAGCGTCAGAAAAAACGCGCAAAAAAAGAAGCCGAGAATCGCTTCTCGGCTTCTTGGGGTCAACTTATTCGATTTCGGTTTCAGTCAGTTCCACTATCAGGGAATTCAGCTTATCTTTGAACCGTTGAATTACCTTGTTCTGCTTTTTGATGCGTGCAGTAAGCTCCCTCTCTCTTGGGGTTTCAGTCACACCAATAATCAAAATGTCTAATGTGGTTTTCAGCAAGACTGCTACTTCCACCAACAAATCTATGGAAGCAGTTCCTTCTCCTCGCTCGATTTTTCCTAGGTGGCGGTCGCTGATATTCAGTCTGATTGCCATTTCTTCCTGCGTCATGCCGTTGGCCTTGCGCAGGTGCTGGATACGTTTGCCGGTGGCGTAAGAATCAAAGTACATAAGCCAGCCCTCCGACCACAGAGCAGCGCAGCCAATCGCCACACCACAGGGCCGGAGAACAGACAGACATTCGGCGGCAGCATACTTGACCGCCGGGACTAGGTTTGTACTCGATCAATTTCTTTTTCATGATTCTTCGTCCTTTCTTTGTCGATGATGGCAAGGTGGGCGGAGTATGAAGGACGTACAAAACACCCTTCATAATAGTAAAAGAGCCGAAACTCTATTGCTATCCATGTAATATCAGGGAATCGTATTCAGTAAATTCAGAACGGCTTCTTGCTGGTCGGGGCGCAGCACCGACCACCGATCAATGACCTGCATCTGCTGGGGCGTAAGTACCACCGGGGTAGACTCACTTCCCTCTGCCTTTGCAAAAAACTCGGAAAGTGTGATCTGAAAGGCATCGCAGATTTTTACCAGCGAAGGAATGGATGGGATCGTGTCTTCATTATACCATGTGGAAATGGTGGTCGATTTCATCTCTGCATGAATTGCTAAATCGTAAAGCGACCATTTGCGCTCTTCACGGTAGGCGGTTATGGTATTCAGAATGTTGTCCACCGCCACTCCTCACTTTCGTACAATAAACTTTTCGCTTATTATACCGTACTACGCAGAAAATTATAATCCTTTTCGCCGTATAAAAAGTACGAAGTTCGGGAGCTGTGAGAGCGTTGACGCACCGCCCACATATAACGTTTAAGCGAAATCGTATTGCCTTTTCGAGGCAGAAAGAATATACTTATATTAGTTGAATTCCAATACTAGATGGAGGAACTATTATGGCTAGACCAAAAGGAAGCAAGAATGCAGTGCGTACCAAGAAAGCAAATGTTGACTATGCGGCTATTATTGCTGAAAAGACTACTGCCAAGGAACAAATTGAAACTGAGATTGCCGCATTATCTGACAACATTAGCGTACTAAAAGAGCAGTTGAAAAGCAAAAAATCTGCGTTGAAGGTTGCAGTAAAGGAACTTTCTAAAGCAGTGGCAAAAAAGGAAGCAGCCGAAAGGAAGGCCGCTGAAGAATCCAAAAAGGCCGAAGCGGAATCCGTATTGAAAAAGCTGCTTGCCAGCGGTATGTCTGCCGATGAAATTGTTTCCAAGCTCCAGTAAACTTTTATGGGAGCCAGCAAACGAGTTTGTCCGAACTGCGGACGCAAAATGAAACAGCAGTTCATTGGCCTGTTCCACTGCAAATGCGGCACAAGCTGGCGGCGTGATATAGGATTCTTTGAACGCACTCCAGACATGGTGTTCTCACTGGAACGCAAGAAAGTCGGAAACAAAGTCAAACAGCTTCCGATGATTCATCACAAATAAGCAAGACCACCAGCCGCTTTCTGGCTGGTGGTCTTTTTGCACTCAATTCTCTGCAAGGCCGAGATATCAAGGATATACTTTCATTGGGCGGTTACGTTACAAAATAAAAGTGTGATATCAACTTACACAAAGAAATAGCGCAAAACAGAAACCCAGAACCTTCTTGAGCTATTTTAGCTCCACAAAAGGTTCCGGGTTTTGCACCTATTTTTTCAGAGAATTATCTTGCAACAGCCCGCAATCTCAACTCCTGTTCTAATGAGTATCTTAATTTCAAAGAACGCTCAAAAAAACAATTGATCGAAGATATATTTCGTCTCGGATTTCCTAATTGATCCACATAGCATCCAGCGGGAGACTCAAAAAAATCAAGAACGGATATTCGACGTACGAAGATAGGTGTTACATAGATTTTTCTGTTGCTAATTGAGATAATATAAAATCCACTGTACGCACAATCCATTACCAAAACAATTATTGTTTCAGGCCGGCTCGATCGTAATTATTGGATTTAGAGAAGGCTCCAGCAACTTCAGCAGCTTTTTCATGTCACTTCCCGATATTTTGATGTCGCCATAACCGGAATACATATTTCCGTTGGCACCAACACCATCCAAGAACAATGCGGAACCGCCATTATAATTTTCAGCACTGTACTGTGTCTGTCCATCTCCATTGAACTCAAAATAAATACATGCCGACGAAAATTTCTTCGAGAACTTCACATTCATTTTCTCTACGCTACCCTTGCTGTCAGACCAGTCACGCGCAGGGTTGTTCTTCGACTGCAAGGTGTTGTAGAAGCTGGAATTGGGGTCACAGACCCAGACACTGTTTTCATCGATTTTTACAAACGGCAGATCGGAAGAGCGTCGTGTAGGGAAAGAGTGTAGATCTCGGTGG